AGCAGGTAGAAGGATGAGCGATATCCCAGACTTTCAACTGTTTGCAATCGCCTTGATGGTTTTCGGTTGCTACTTCACGGGCTACTACTTTGGGAAGTTGTCTGGCAAACAACAAACTGAGGCACGGCACAGAACACAAATGAAAGCATTACGGGCAGCCAAGAGGCGTGAAAATCCACGCTGAAAGATAGGCTGAAAGTTCTCCTGTGGTAAGCCACGCATCCAGTCTTTCCCCCCTCTTGAGGCTGGATTGCCCATCTGCAATGATGGCGCAGGAACTAGAAAGCAATCGAGAACGGAGAAGCCAATGACAATCAACGACCTGTTGAACGCTATTCATTTCCTGCGCAAGATAAGTGTTGGTCAGATGGAGGTGGACAGGCTGGTGCAAACTGTGCAAGCGTTAGAGGCTGAGGTTGAGAAAAGGAGAAAGAAAAAATGAGTGAGGATATGAAAGCCGAACTGCAACATTGGCAGGCACGCACAGATGAGATGCAGGTTGCCATTGAGCGTTTGCGTGAGGATCGTGACAGCGAACGAAACAGGGCTGTGGCACTTGAGGCAGCCAACCAGATTTTGTTGGATGAGGTGAAGCAGTTGCGTTCGATGATTGAGCGTGTGCAGGTGGCAATGTCACAAGGTCAAGAACTTTAGAAAACAAACAAACAGAGGAGAAGGAAATGAATAAGAAAACTATTGCGTTGTTCATTGGATATTTGGCAACAATTCCACTAGCAAACTGGTTCATCAACAATGTTGGATCAGTGAACTTCCCAAACGCCCCACACACCATTCCAGTTGGCTTTGGTTATGACGCACCATCTGGAGTCTTGCTGATAGGTATTGCGCTGTTCATGCGTGACTTGCTGCAGGAATTAACAAATAGAAAGACTGTGTTGATCGCCATTGCTTGTGGTCTGCCATTGTCGTTCATTGTTGGTGCGAATGTTGCGCTTGCATCAGTAGTTGCTTTCGGATTTGGTGAACTTGCCGACTTTGCTGTGTACGACAAACTGCGCAAACAATCAAGAAAAATAGCAATGATCGTTTCAGGGATTGTTGGTGGCGTTATTGACTCAATGCTGTTCTTGTGGATTGCGTTCGGATCAATCACATTCTGGCAAGGTCAAGTCATTGGAAAAACATTTATGACACTTTTGTGTGTCGCTGCACTATGGGGGAAAAATGCTGTATCTAAGTGGCTGTCTGCCTAAGAAAAAAGAAATAAGGCATTTACTTTGGAACAACGGCATTGGGTTGCTTCTAACACCACAGGCGTTGCGTAGGCTTCCAGAACAGACAGCAAGTTATTCTGTTTGGGATTGGGCAGCAGACAACGCTTGCTTTTCAAACAAGTGGGATTCAGAGAAATGGTTGCGCTGGTTGCAGTCATTGGAGAACCCTGAGCAGGCATTGTTTGCAACAGTGCCAGATGTTGTTGGGTCACATACGGAAACCATTGAGCGTTGGCATCAGTGGTGGGAGAAGGTTAAGGAAGCGAAATTGAAGCCAGCGTTTGTGATTCAGAATGGTGCAACACCAGAGGAAGTTCCATTTGACCAAGCAGAGGCAATCTTTATTGGTGGAAGCACAGAATGGAAACTGTCTGATGCTGCCCGTGAGATTGTCATTGAGGCAAAGCAGCGTGGACTGTGGGTGCATATGGGTAGGGTTAATAGTGTTCGGAGGTTGCAGATCGCTTCTGAATGGGGTTGTGACAGTGTTGATGGAACAATGCTGGCATTTGCGCCAGATACCAATGCACATAAACTGGTGAACATGATGCAGGAGATACGAATGCAACAATCAATGTTTAAGGTAATCCAATGATTGAACTGTTGTGTCACAAATGCAATGGCACTGTTGCCCGTGACAGAGTCTATGTTGTGGGCTGTTTGTGTGATCCTGATAGCCCGACATGGATTGCGTTGCAACCAGATGGGAAACTGATCACCATGAGCCACGCTGATTACACGATTAAGGAAACAGCATGATCCGAAAAGAACTGCAGCATCTTGCAATCAGCATTGATGAGATACACACACACCCATCGAATGTGCGTCAGGGTGATGTGGGTGCAATCTGTGAATCACTAAAGGCACACGGACAGTACAGGGCAATCGTGTTCCAGAAATCAACAGGCAGAATCCTTGCAGGCAACCACACATGGAAAGCAGCGAAGGCATTGGGTTGGACACAGATAGCAGCAACACCAGTTGTATGTGACGATCAGCAAGCCTTACGCATACTGTTGGCAGATAACAAAGCAAACGATCTCGCAACCTATAACGAACCAGAACTGGTTGAACTGTTGAAGCAACTGGCAGACACAGAGGAAGGGCTACTAGGAACACTCTTTGATGAGGATGAACTGGATTCACTGATTGCAGATGAACAGCACTATGAGCAACCCACACCAGAGGACACAGCCCCCATCACTCAACCAACCTGCCCAACCTGTAGCGAACCATTAACCTGCGCACAGTGCCAATAAGCCAACCCTGCCTCACCTGTCGAACACTGAGTACTAACGGATCACGCTGCGCAACCTGTCAAGCCCAATGGAACAGGGCGCACCCCAAACCCCTACGCCCTCACTATGCAGGCACATACAGACGCAGAGCCAAACAGGTTCGTGACACAGCAACACACTGCTGGATCTGTGGCGAAGGCAATCGAGGCACACAAGACCCATTCACAGCCGATCACCTAATACCAGCCGATCCTGCAAGCCCATTGGCAGCAGCCCATCGCAGTTGCAACAGCCGAAGGCAGAACAACCCCATCCAACCCCACTAGAAGCCCACCAGACGCACCCAGAAGCCCCCTAAGCCCCCCAAATGACCAACCCCAATATATGTACCCCCTACCCCCACCCATAGTCTTTTTTCCTAAAACCCTTACTACCACTACCCCTGTGCCTTGCCATCGTAGGCATCGTCAGCAAAACTAGTTTTCTGAACTGGTTTGGTCGAATGATTTGCTTTTGGCGTGGTGGCAGGTCATAATTGATACATGCCCACAAGGGCACGCTCAAGAGGAGGGCACAAAATGGTTGGTTCAAAGTTCATCAGTAAGAATCAGAGTTGGGTAATTGTTGAGGTGAAGGATCACAGCGACAACTTCAAAGCGCAGTTGGGTTGGTCACACTTCGCAGCGATTAAGCGCACGAATGGCAAGAAGGTTTATTACGCAAACTTGCTGGTTATTGATGGTGCAGTTGTTGATACAACGGTGGTGCTGTAACAACTGAAAATTAGTTTCCCCCTGTGGGGTGCATCCTGACTGATCGCAGGGTGCGCCCCATTTTTGTTTTGTGTAACACTGTTGATCTAACGAATTGAGGATTAAACAACATGGGTGGCAAAGGTAGTGGTGGCAGTAACAGGAAACCTGTTGAGCGCAAGCAGCGCATTGGTAATCCGTCTGGAAGGAAACTACCCAAAGACACACCAACAGCAAGCGTGACTGCGCTACCTAGTTCACACATCCCTGATCCTTCACGCCCGTTAGGTGAGCAGGGTTTGCGTTTATGGGCACAGGTCTGGACTAGTGGTGCAGGCTGGTTGAAACAAAACATGGATACAGAACTTGTGTTGATGTTGTGTGAGGCAACAGAGGAACGCACAAGGCTGCGTGTTCGATTGCAACAGAATCCTGATGCGTGGCGTGACCGTAGAGCGTTAAGAGAAATTGATCGCCAGATCATCACACTTCTTGGTCAGATAGGATTTACACCATCAGAGCGAGGACTGTTAGGAACAGGGGAAGTGAAGCAGCATGAGTTCAGCGATCTCCACAGGCGCATTGCCGAAAAGCGTTCAGCCTCTAAATAAGTGGAAGCCTGCGTTTTATACGCCAAGAAAATATTTGCAATCTGATGGTGATGAACTGATTGCGTTCGCTGAAGCACACTTTCAGGTGTTGAAAGGTTTTAAGGCTGGCGCACCATTGGAGTTCACTAACTGGCAGAAGTGGTTGTTGAAGTCTTTGCTTGAACGAAATGATGTGACGGGCAGGTTGCGTTATCGCAGAGCCATGATTGGATTACCACGCAAAAATGGAAAAAGTTTGATGATGAGTGCGCTAGGTGTTTTTACAATGATTAGTGGTGAGGCTGGTTCAGAGATTTATGCGATTGCAAACGACAGACAGCAGGCACGAATTATTTTCGGTGAAGCGAAACAACAAATACAGAACAGCCCGTTGCTTAATGCTGAGGCAAAGATTTATCGTGATGCGATTGAGATGCCTCGATTTGGTTCTGTGTTTCGTGTTCTTTCGAGCGAAGTGAAAGGTTTGGCTGGACTCAACCCATCTGTTTCACTTATTGATGAAGTGTGGGGGCAGTCAAACAGTGACCTGTTAGATCAGATGCAGTTAGGTTCAGGCAACCGTATTGAACCAATCAGCATCAGTATCACAACTGCAGGCTTTGATTTGGATTCACCTGCAGGGAAAATGTACCAATACGGGAAACAGGTTGCCTCTGGCGAAGTTGATGATGACACTTTTGGGTTCTGGTGGTGGGAAGCCCCAGAGGATTGTGACCTGAATGATCGTAAGGCGTGGGCTATCGCAAACCCGAACCTTGCTGAAGGCTTGCTCGATCCAGAGGACTTGGCTGCAGCCGTGAAACAATCGGCAGAGTCAAGTGTGCGCAGATGGCGATTAAACAACTGGACACGAAGCCAAGAGTCGTGGTTGCCGTCTGGTGCGTGGGAACAATGTGTGTCGCATACACATCAACTTGATCCTGATTTGCCTGTGTGGGTGGGGATAGATATGGCGTTGAAGCGTGACACGATTGCTGTTTGTGTGGCACAACCACAGGATGATCGGGTTGTTGTGCGTGCAAAGATTTGGAATCCAGAGTTGGAAGGCATTGATATCGCTGGTGTTGAAGCCCATTTACGGGAACTGCACAACACTTATGAGGTGCGAGAGTTCGTATATGACCCTGCCTTCTTTGAGCGTTCAGCCGAATATCTGTCTGATGAGGGCATGAACCTTGTGACTTTCCCACAGTCAGCCTCACGAATGATCCCTGCCTGTGGCAACGCATACGAAATGATTGTGTCTAAGAAGGTTGCTCACGATGGAACACCAACATTCACAGATCAGGTGTTATCGGCTGCGCAACGCATGAGTGATAAAGGCTGGACACTAAGCAAAGGCAAATCGAAACGAAAGATAGATGCCTGTATTGCTATGGTTATGGCGTTGGATCGTGCAACAACTAAACCCGTAGAAACAGTAACCCCATCAGTATTGGATATTTGGTCATGAAACTTAGAGAAGTAATTACTACAGCAGTTGAACTTGTTGGTGCGATTTGTGTTGTCGCAGGCATAGCATCCTTCAATGTTCCGATTGGTGTTATTGTGCTTGGTGTTCTCTTGATTGTCGGTGGAGGCTTTGCAGCATGAGTTTGTGGAAAAAATCTGAACAGCGTGCACTGCCAACAAGCATTGACCCGTACCAGATAACTGCACGCCCGTTATATAACAACTGGTCTGGCGAAATCGTCACAGAGATAACTGCTGTTGCACATAGCGCAGTTCTTGCATCTGTGACTATCCTTGCTGATTCCATTGCATCTATGCCAGTGGAACTTGTACGCAAAAGAGCAGACAGACTTGAACGACTTACAACCCCATCAGTATTTGAGCAACCAAACGACCACCAAAACATGTTTGAGTTTGTGCATCAAACAATGCTCACTCTTGCATTACATGGCAACGCCTACATTTATGCGCCAAGAGGCGCAGATGGGCTTCCCGTTGAGATGCGCAATATTCACCCCCACGCTGTCAAGGGAATCGCAGTCACCGACACAGGCGAAATGATTTATGATCTAGGCAAAGTTCAATACACCAGCAAAGATGTGCGTGCAATCCATTGGGCAATCCTGCCAAACCAGTTGCGAGGCATCAGCCCGATAGACACAATGCGAAACACAGTTGGCATGGGCTTGGCGATGGATCGTTTCCTTGCACAGTTCTACGGTGAAGGCGCAACACCATCATCAGTTTTGGAAACAGATAGTTCTCTAACCACTGAGCAGGCACGCCAGATTCGTGATAACTGGATGGAATCACACTACAAACATAGGAAGCCTGCCGTGTTGCAAGGTGGTTTGAAGTGGCGCAGCATCACCACCAGCGCAGCCGATATGCAAATGCTGGAACATAAAGAGTCAATCATTCGAGACATTGCCCGTGTGTATCGCATACCGTTGCACCTAATCATTGGTACTGGTGGCGATTCGCAAACATACCAAAACATTGAGGCGTTAGGTTCAGCGTTTTTCAAGTACACGCTTCTTGGTTGGGTTCGCCGTTTGGAATCTGCGTTCAGCGAAATGTTGCCACCACAACAATCTGTGCGTTTCAACCCAGAGGAGTTTTTGCGTGCAGACCTAATAACCCGTGTAAATGCACAACAGAAACAAATCATGAATGGCACACTGACTCCGAACGAAGCCCGTGAGATTGAGAACCGTGAACCTTATGACGGTGGAGATCAGTTTGTTATGGGCTTGGCAGGAACAGTTGTTGCAGGTATTGAGGGTGGAGAGTTGCCAACATTAGGCACAGACGCAATGCCACCAGAAAGATAAACGATGAGAGCATACAAAGTCACTGTGACAGACACAGCCATTAACTTGATCGCTGCAGATAACATCAACCGTGTTGCCTATATAGGCATTGTTGGCAACCAGAGTATTGCTGTTGGGAACAGTGGCGTTACATTCGCTACAGGTTTGATATTAGAAAAGCACACTGCACCTATTCATATTGATGTGCCATTGGGTGAAACTTTGTGGGGTATCTGCAACACAGGGCAAACAGATGACATTCGTATCCTTCTGCCAGATAGCGACTGATCATGCCTTACGGGATTTCAGAGAACCAATCCGATTGCGCTAATTGGGCTGCAGTAAAGATTGAATCAGACGGATCAGCAACCACATTGGACTGTTATGAAACAAAACAGGATGCCATTGATCGAATGGTGGCACAATCGTTGGCTGAAGGTTTAGAACCTGCAGGTGAAGTGGGGCAACGCAGTATGGACAAACGCAATGATGAAATGGTTGCGTTGATTGATTCTGCGATCATGTTGCTAATGCAAGCAAAAACTTCTTATGAGGCTGATGAACTTGAGGATGAGCCAGAGGAAATGCCAGAGGAATCTGAACTGAGGGCTGTTGATTTGTCTGCACCAGCGTTCATGCGTGCCTCTGCGAAGCGTGGTTTAGCGTTACATGAGCAGGGTTTGTCTGGTGATGGTTTAGTTCCACAGACCGTTGAGGATGCACGGGATATGGCTGCAGGTCAGGTCAGTGAAGCGAAGTGGCGCAAAATTGGTGCATGGATCGCAAGACACATTGACGATCTTGATGCTGTGCAGGGTGATGAAATCACTGCAGGTTTGGTTGCAATGTTGTTGTGGGGTGGTGGTTCAAGCAAGGCTTCAGCACGCAGGGCGCAAGAATATGCAAACCGTGTTGTGGCAAGATTAGATTCCGAATAGTAAGGTAGAAAATTATGAGTGAACTTGTGCAATGGGTAGCAACTGAAATTGATGAGAAGCGCAGCATTGCGTACTCCAATCTTGAAGTGCGTTCAGAGAACGAAGGCAAAACACTTGTTGGTTATGCAGCCGTATGGGATTCACCTTCTGAATATATGGGTTTCACAGAGTTTGTTAAGCGTGGGGCTTTCAGCAAAACATTGAACGATGGTGCTGATGTGCGTTTGTTGATTGACCATGAAGGCGTGCCACTAGCCCGTTCAAAATCTGGCACTCTTGCACTTGAGGAGGATGAGCGTGGTTTGCGTGTTGAGGCTGAACTTGATCCGATGAATCCTGATGCTGCACGGATCATGTCTGCAATGAAGCGTGGCGATTTGTCACAAATGAGTTTTGCGTTTCGCACGATCAAAGATAACTGGAACACGGATCGCTCTGTGCGTGAACTTCGTGAGGTGCAACTGTTTGATGTGAGCGTTGTGACCTTCCCTGCATATGAGCAGACGGTGGCAGAGTTGCGCAAGAAAAATGAACCTGTTATTGTTGCACCAGTTTCTACATTGAGCCTGAGAAAAAATCAGGTTGCTTTGCAGAAACTTCGCAGCCGTTAGACAGCCGACATAGTTTGTCACTGACCTCCTAACACTGAAAGGAAAACACACATTCAAATCAGATGATCTTGGAGGTCATTATGTCATTTAGTAAATCACTTATTGAAAAGCGTGATGCTGCGCTTGCAAAGGCAGATGCCATTGTTGCAGCAGCACAGGCAGAAGCCCGTGAACTTTCACCAGAACAGGATGCAGAAATTGTTGCATCACTTGATGAGGTTCGTTCACTTGATGAGCAGATCAAAACCCACAGCGAACTTGAAAAGCGTTCGGCTGAGGCTGCAGAACTGCGCAAAGAAAAGAAGTTTGATCAAGCAGTTGCACCAGCAGTAGTTAAATCAGAGGCACGCACCTACAGCCCACAGGCTGAAGTTTCGTTCATCGCTGACGCATACTCTGCACAGTTCAACAACGACTTCGCAGCGAAAGATCGTCTTGCCCGTCACATGAACGAGGAAAAGATTGAACGCCGTGATGTGACCAGCGCAAACTTTGCTGGTTTGGTTGTTCCACAATTCCTCACCGACTTGGCAGCACCGTTTGCCCGTGCAGGTCGTGTAACTGCAGACCTCGCACGCAAGCATGAACTGCCTGCATCAGGTCTGACCATCAGCATCTCGAAGGTAACGACTGGTTCAGCCGTTGCATCACAGAGCGAAGGCGCAGCAGTTCAGGAAACCAACATGGATGACACCAAACTAGATATTTCGGTGAACACCTTTGCTGGTCAGCAGAATGTCAGCCGTCAGGCTCTTGAGCGTGGCACAGGCATTGATTCACTGGTTATGGCTGATCTTGTTTCGGCATACAACACAACCTTGAACACTGCAGTCGTTGGAGAATTGTTCTCCTCAGCAGGTCAATCAGTTACCTACACCGATGCTTCACCAACGGTTGCAGAGTTGTATCCAAAACTTGTTGATGCAGTACAGAAGGTGCAAACCACTTTCTTTGCTGGTCCGAATGTGATCATCATGCACCCACGCCGTTTGGCTTTCATCTTGGCTGCACTTGACTCAACGAATCGCCCATTGGCAGTGCCAACGGTTAACGGTCCGATGAACGCATTTGCATCTGGTGGCGCACCTGTTTATGGCAACAGTGGATACAGCATTTTGGGTCTTCCAGTGTTCACTGATGCAACAGTTGCAACAAACAAGGGAACTGGCACAGATCAGGACACCATCTACATTGGTAATTCACAAGAGTTGCACCTGTGGGAACAGGGTTCTGGTGTACCGATGATGTTGCGTTTTGAGCAACCAAAGGGTGCAGAACTTGATGTGACCATGATTGTTTATGGTTACAGTGCGTTCACTGCAAACCGTTACCCAAATGCTTGGGCACAAATCAATGGCACGGGCTTGGTAGCACCAACCTTCTAATTGAAATAGTTTTCAGTTAGTTCTGAAAGACCTCCAGCATCTTGAACGGTGTTGGGGGTCTTTCTATTTCTATTGTGTATGATTTCCAACATGAACAAACAAATTGAAGCCCTACTTGTTGAGCGTTTAGGTTATGAGCGCAGAGGTTTGAAGGATCGTGTGAAAGCCTGTGATGATGCCCTGCGTGCGTTGGGTCATTCAGTGAAAACGCCAGAGATCGAAACGGCAAGCATTGAGCCTGTAGCAGAGCGTGCTACACGCAAGGCTGTCTCCAAGCGCAAGGCATAACCAATGGCAATCGTGAATGGTTATTGCAGCCTGCAGGATGTGAAATCTGCGCTGAGGCTCACAGACAGCGTTGATGATGGGCTACTAGAAAAGGCGATTGAGTCTGCGTCTAGGCGAATTGACGGTTACACAGGCAGGTTCTTTTACAAGACTTCATCTACACCGATCAACATTTATCCAATCAACGAATATTTGTTGCGTATGCCACAAGATTTGTCTAGTAGCACGGTAACGATCAAGATTGACACAACAGCAAACGGCACTTATGCAACCACGCTCACACAGGGAGTTGATTACATTCTTGAGCCAACTGATGCTGCGCTTCGTGGATACCCATATGTTCATGCCCGTATGGTTGGTGGGGCAACTTTCCCGTTGTATGTGACACCATCGTTCCCTACGGTTCAGGTGACAGCACAGTGGGGTTGGAACGCTGTGCCTGCTGATGTGTCGCAGGCTTGTGTGCTTCTTGCTATGCGCCAGTTTGCCCGTTTGAACGCTGCTCTTGGTGTGGTTGGTTTCGCTGATATGGCGTTGCAGGTTCGGGCTGTTGATCCTGATGTGCGTGACCTGCTCAACCAGTATGTGTTGTTTGGGGTTATCTGATGCCTGCAACCGTTTCGCAAGTTGCCAACGGGCTGAAAACAGCATTATCAAACATTTCAGGTTTGCGCACATTCTCATACCAACCTGAACAAGAAAACCCTCCGTTTGGATACCCACAACTCAACAGCATCAACTATCACCGTGCATATCAGGGTGGTGATGTTCTTATGGATTGGACTGTGTTTGTGATCGTTGGGCGTTACCTTGACAGAACAGCGCACGCACAACTAGATGATTACCTTTCGTTCTCTGGAAGCAAAAGTGTGCGTGCAGCGATTGAGGCTGATCCGACTCTTGGTGGCGTGTGTTCAACTCTCATAGTAAGATCAGGTGCAGACATAACCAGCCTTGATGCTGGTGGCGCACAGTTTTTAGTTATTCAAATGCAAGTGGAAGTTCACGGATAGGAAACATCACATGGCAAGTTACAAAGTAATCAGCAACAACTTTGCTTTAGGTAATCAGGGTGACACTGTGGACAGTGAAGCGTTGGTTGGGTGTAACATTCCAGCATTGATCGAAGGCGAACATATCGCTGAGATCGTGTCACGCAAAAAAGATTCAGTTACGGAATAGGAAAACAACATGGCTGTTCAAGTTCTCACCAACGCAAGCATTTCAATTGCTGGCTCTGACCTATCCTCACTGGCAAACAGTGTTTCCTTGAATTATGAGTTTGATTCCGTTGAGGTAACTGCCTTCGGTGGTAACCATCAGTTCACTGGTGGATTGCAAAACAACAGCGTTGAGATTTCTTTGATGCAGGATTATGCTGCAACGAAAACTGAACCAGTTATTTATCCTTTGGTTGGAACAACTTGCACGCTGATCATCATTCCTGTTGCTGGCACAGTTTCAACAACGAATCCTCGTTACACGATCACCAATGCGTTCCTTGCAGCGCACACACCTGTCGCTGGTGCTGTTGGTGAATTAGCAATGACCACGCTCACCTTTACTGGTGGCACACTTGTAAAGACCACCACTTAATCAATCACTAAGGAAACATCATGGCTGTATTAGTTTTAACCAACGCATATATTTCAGTGAACTCAGTTGTGCTGAGTGATCACGGCAACAATGTCACCGTCAATTATGAGGTGGACCAAATTGAGGTGACGGCGTTCGGAGATGGTGGACATAAGTTCACGGGTGGGTTGCAAAATAACAGCATCGAGATGACATTGAACCAAGACTTTGCAACATCAAATGTGGAAGCAACTATTTATCCTTTGGTTGGAACAACAACCACTGTGATCATTAAGCCAAACGGCGCAACCACTGGTGCAACAAACCCTTCGTACACCATCACGAACGCATACTTGGCAGCACACACGCCAGTTGCAGGTGCAGTTGGAGAACTTGCACAAACAAGTTTGACCTTCACAGGTGGCACGATTGCTAAGGCTGTTATCTGATCTAGTAAGTAACACAAACAATTAGAAGGAGATTGCAATGAAAATTGCTTTGATGGTTGAGTTCAATGATGGTGTGAAGGCTGATGTTGATGCCGTGTTTGCTGACTTTGTTGCGTTTGAACGCACATGGTCACGCAGCGTTGCACGCTTTGAAACAGAGATCCGTTTAACAGACTTGGCATGGTTGGCGTGGCACAGCGAAACCCGTACACGCAAAACCAATCTCAAGTTTGATCCTGATTGGATTAACACGGTTACTACGGTTGAAATCCGTGAGGAAGTCGAAGCCCCAAAAGCCGACTAGGTGACGATTCTGCTCATTGGATCGTTGCCTTTTTAGCCTGTGAAACAGGGATTGCACCTAGTGCGTTGTTGGCTGAAAGCAATGTGATGTTGCAAGCCATGTTGGACTATCTGAACAAGAAGGCTGAACAGTCAAAACGCAGACGGTAGTAGTATCTGTGCATTATGGGAATCAATGTTGATGTTTATGGTGTGCGTGAAACGCTTGCAGAGTTGCGCAAATATGAAAAGCAGGCGTACAAAACCATTGCTGATGATTTGAAGTTGTCTGCGAAACCTGCTGCTGATGCTGTGGGGCGTGAGTTCCCATCTGAACCATTACTGAACTGGCATACATCTGGTGGGCGTAAAGGCAAAGCACGATTGCCTCAATACAACGGGGCTACAGCAAAGAATAAGGTGCGTGTTGCTGTTTCAACTAAGAAGCCAACAGGAATTGGTGAGCATGGGTTGATCCGTTTGCAACAGTCTGATGCTGGTGGTCAGGTGTATGACACGGCAGGTTCAAACATTGGTGCTGCTCGTGGATCGGGTGCTTCTGCAGGTCAGAAGTTTGTTGCGAACATTGATAAGCATTTGAAGGTTAAGACTAAACAGGGTAGATATCGTTCCCGTGTAATGTATCCAGCAACAGAAAAGCATTTGCCGTTGATTGAAAAGGCTGTTGAAGTGTCTATTCGCAAGATTGATGGTGAAGTGCAGAAACGATTGAACGGATAGCCCTATGGCAGTTGGCGTAAATATAGTCTCCACATTTGACAGCAAGGGGATTTCCCGTGCAATTTCTGACTTCAAAAAACTAGAGGGCGCAGGAAACAAAAGCACTTTCGCTTTACGCACATTCGATAAGGGAATGACCAACACCATCAAAACTGTTGCAAAAGTTGGTGCAGCCGTTGGTGCTGCTGCAGGTGTTATCGGTTTCAAACTTGCCTCTGCAGCGTATGAATCACAGAAGGTTATGGCGCAAACAACTGCGATCATTAAGGCTACTGGTGGGGCTGCAGGTGTCACAGCGTCACAGGTCAGCAAACTATCTGAACAACTATCCATGCAGATTGGTGTGGATGATGAGTTAATCCAAAAGTCTGCGAACTTGTTGCTCACTTTCAAACAGGTACAGAATCAGGTTGGTGAGGGCAACAACATTTTTGATCGTGCTGTTATCACGGCACAGGATTTGGGCAATGTGTTTGGTTCGGCTGATGCTGCAGCCATGCAACTTGGTAAAGCGTTGAGCGATCCTGAAAAGGGTATTACTGCGTTGCGTAGGGCTGGTATTAACTTCACAGAGCAACAGAAGGAACAGATCAAAACTTTGGTTGCGTCTGGTGATGTGTTGGGTGCGCAGAAACTTATTTTGGCTGAGGTTGAGTCGCAGGTTGGTGGTACTGCTGCTGCAACTGCAACAGGTTTTGACCGTATGCGTGTTGCGATGGGGAATGTGGCAGAGGAGTTTGGCGCAATTCTTATCCCATACATAGAAAAGTTTGCAGACTTTGTGATCCAGAAGGTTGTGCCTTATCTAAACAAACTTGCTGATGTGATTGGTGAAAAGGGTTTGGGTGCTGGTATCAAAATGTTGGCAGGTGACTTCTTGCAGTTCACAACAAACATGGGTGCTTATGGCAATGCCATTCTTGCTTTGACTGCAGCGTTCACAGCGTTGCGCTTGGTCACTATCGCTGCGACTATTTCACAGAACTTGTTTAAGGTTGCGTTGCTTGCCAATCCGATTGGCATAATTATTGCAGCCGTTATCACTTTGGGCGTTGCTCTGGTTGCCTTGTATATGAAGTTTGAGATCGTGCGCAAGGTCATCAACTCTGTGATCAACTTCATTATTGGAATCATCGAGAACTGGTTGAACGCTTGGATCACGGTGATCAACGGCATCATCACAGGAATCAACTTGCTGATCAAGGCTGCGAACTTCTTTGGTGCAGGGTTGCAAGAAATTGGCAAGATTGGTGAGGTTGAGTTTGGGCGTATTGGTTCGGCTGCTGCAGGCGCACGCAAACAGATTGGTAGCGTTGCTGAGGTTGCTGGTGCTATGCGTGAAAAAGAAGGTGGTGTTCAAAAGGTTGTTAAGGCGTTGAATAATGTTGCTACTGCTGCTGGAACTGGTAGTGGTGGTGCAGCGAAGGCTGTTGAAACTGCTGGTGAAAAGTTGCAGAAATATATTGATGCGTTGAAGGGTATGAGTTCGGCACAGAAATCTGCCCGTGACGCAGACAAGTCACTAATGAAGTCACGCACCAGCCTTGCTGAAGCAACCACAAAACTCACTGATGCGCAAACATATTTCAATCAGGTTGTTGCAGGTTATGGTGCTGACAGCAAGCAGGCGAAGGATCGCCAGTTGGCTTTGCGTAAGGCGCAGGGCGATGTTGAGAAGGCTGGTTACGATGTTGAAAGTTCGGTGTTTGCTGTAAGTGAAGCAGAGAAAGAGTTGGCTGCGATCCGTCTTGACCCTTCATCGTCTGCGCAGGCTATTCGTGAGGCAGAGATTGCACTTGCTGAAGCGAAACTGTCGGTAACGGATGCAACAGAATCACAGGTCGAGGCTACTGATGCGCTTGCTGAGGCAGAGCGTTTGTTGGATGAGGCTGTGAACGGTGCGAAGGAAGGTACTGACGCATACACGGATGCCCTTGACAAATTGAATGACGCTAAACAAGCACAGGTTGATGCGACTGATGCTGTTACTGAAGCGATTGAACGCCAGACGGAAGCAGTTGAGCGTTTGATTGAGGCTGAGGAAAAGGCGCAAGCGTCACGGGTTGGTGGTGCGAAGGCTACTGCTGCAGAAGCAAGGTATGGCATCAGGTATTCGACTGGTGCAAGTGTTGGTGCTGGTGTTGCTGAAATGGCTGGTGTTGCTAGTGGTGTTCTTTCACAAGGTCAGGCTGATGATTTGGCTATGCGCCGTTACACACCGTTTGCAACTGGTGGAATCGTTACGAAACCAACCCGTGCGCTTATCGGTGAGGCTGGCGCAGAGGCAGTGATCCCATTGGATCGTTTGCAGTCAGGTATGACAGTGAACCTCACAATCAACGCTGGTATGGGTACTGATCCTGCGAAACTTGGTGATGAAATTGTTGATGTGCTGACCCGTTACCAACGCAGGAATGGTGCGCTACCACTAAAGGTTGCATGACATGACCACGCTTGCATGGGGTGAGAATATACAGATTTTCATGGAGTTGGGTTTCCCTGTTGATCCGTTCACTTTGGATTCTGCAACGCTAGGTGTTTTGGATACAGACATTATTGGTGGTGCGATTGTTAGTGATGATGTGTCGCAGTATGCGCAAGAGGTTTCTATTTCACGGGGGCGATCTGACCAGTTGCAAAACTTTAACGCAGGTAATTGTAGTGTTCGACTATTGAACCGTGATCGCAGGTTTGATCCGATTAACGAAAGTTCCCCATATTGGAACAGTGTTGAAGGTAGGTCTGGTGTTGCACCACGCCGAAAAGTTACGGTGCTATCTGGTGGTGTTGCTTTGTTCACGGGGCGTATCACAGATATAGATGTTTCGTATGAGCCAAACAACCCTAATGCGACTACAGAGAACAGTTATGTGACGATCACGGCTGCAGATGATTTCGTTTTGTTGGCAAACACTTTCACGGAGAATCCGATAACCCCTACAGAGGAACTTTCGGGTTCACGGGTTACAGCAATTCTTGATCTACCAGAGGTGAACTATCCTGAAACTAGAGACATTGATAGTGGTGCTGCAGTGTTGGGTGGTGGTGCAACATTTGATATTGATGCGAACACAAATGTTCTCACCTATTTGCAGTCGGTTGGTACAAGTGAGCAAGGCTATTTCTTTGTTGCAGCAAACGGTGATCTAACTTTTACTGATCGTGTGACTTCATCATTCAGTTCGCCTACAGCAATTTTTTCTGACGCTGGCACAAACATTCCATACACCAGCCTGTCTGTTATGTACGGTCAAGAGTTTCTGTATAACAAGGTGGTGTGTTCTGTTGAGGGTGGCACAGATCAAACTGCGAATGATGTTGATTCGCAAACAGAGTACGGGATTTCTACTCTCAACCTTTCAGGGTTGTTGTTGAAAGATGATGCTGCAGCGTTGGTGTTGGCAACCGATTTGTTGGACAGATACAAAGAGCCTGAGTACAGGTTTGACAAACTGCAAACGATATACAACCGTTTGGGGGCTGCAGATCAGGGAACTTTGACACGGCTCGATATCGCTGATGTTGTGAGTATTACACGCACATATCCAACGGGCACACCTGCGACTGTTACGAAGGAATACAGTATTGAGAACATCCGTCATGTGATTTCGCCTAGTTCGCATACGGTTGAATATGGGTTGGCTGTGGCAGATTTAGTTGATCCGTTGCTGTTGGATGATGCTGTGTTTGGGGTTTTGGATTCAACTAACGCTCTTAGTTGAGTGTTACAATCGGGGCATTATGACAGCAGGAACATATCTCATCACAGCAGAACAGGGTGCAACTTTTACTAGGCTTTTAACTTGGAAAGATGCCAACAATGTTCCTGTGAACCTCACTGGATACACAGCCCGTATGCAGGTTCGCACCGACTATTTCGCTGCCACCACAGCACTCACATTAACCACAGAGAACAGCAGGATTGTTCTTGGTGGATCGTTAGGCACTGTCACTTTGTCTGTTCCTGCAACTGATATGGCTGCAGTATCGGCAGGTGATTATGTTTATGATCTTGAACTGATCAACGGTGCAACTGTTACGAGACTGGTGCAGGGAACTTTCACTGTTAATGCTGAGGTCACAAGATGACGGTAACGCTTACTGATACACCGTTCACAGTTACGGTGACAGAGAACAACAATGTGACGGTTACGCAAACCAATCAGGTTGTTTCTATTCAAGATGTTGGTGCGCAAGGACCACAAGGTGCAACAGGCGCAACTGGTGCTACGGGTGCGACAGGTCCACAGGGTTTGATTGGTCCGACAGGTGCTACAGGTGCAAAGGGTGACACAGGATCAACTGGTGCTACAGGTGCTACAGGGGCTACGGGTGCGCAAGGCGCACAAGGTTCGATTGGTCCACAAGGATTGCAAGGCGATACAGGTGCAACTGGCGCACAAGGCGCACAAGGACCACAAGGTGCAACAGGTATTACTGGACCAACTGGTGCGACAGGTCCACAAGGTCCACAAGGCGAAGTCGGTGCAACTGGTGCTACTGGTGCGCAAGGTCCACAAGGTGCAACTGGACCACAAGGGGCTACAGGTCCACAAGGATTGAAAGGTGACACTGGCGATGTTGGACCTACGGGTGCAACAGGATCGCAGGGGGCTACAGGTCCACAAGGACCACAAGGAGATATTGGTGCGACAGGCGCACAGGGTGCGACTGGTGCAAAGGGTGATACAGGTAATGTTGGACCTCAAGGTGCGCAGGGTTCAGTTGGACCTACAGGTGCGACTGGTGCGACTGGTGCGACTGGTGCGCAAGGTCCACAGGGCGATATCGGACCTCAAGGTGCTACAGGTCCACAAGGTGCTACAGGCGCACAGGGCGCAGTTGGACCTCAAGGTGCTACAGGCGCACAAGGCGCAATAGGTCCACAGGGTGCAACGGGTGCTACAGGTGCAACTGGTGCAACAGGCGCTACGGGTGCTACGGGTGCTACTGGTGCTAGTTTGACTATCCCATATTATGACGGTGGGGAGTATTACCAAGTTCCTCGTACTGCTACAGCAACAAACTTCACTATGGTTGAGGACACAACTTATTTCTCACGGTTTTACAATGCTGGTTCACAAACTTTTGACAGGATTGGGGTGCGTACTTCATCATCTTTTGTCGGGACTGCTTCTGTGCGACTAGGTGTGTATGTGAATAACACAAACGGTAATCCATCAACTGTTGCGTTTGACGCTGGCACAGTTTCGTGCACGGCTGCAAACACATTCTATGAAATAACGATTAGCGAAACCCTTGCCGAAGGCTGGTATTGGTTGGCTGTTAATACTCAAACAGCAGCAACTACCAATCACTTTGCTGGTGGTGCGTTCACTATTTGGTCGCCACATTTGCAGCGCACAGGTGCAGATACATCGTTGAACTCTGCTCTTATGCGTGAGACATCTGTTAGTGGCGCATTCGCCACAGTTAATACTGCAAATCTTGCTTGGATGACCTTGAACGCTGCTGCCGTACTTCTGAGGGCATCATGAGTTACAAAGTAACTTTTGGACTTGGTGGGTATGACCCAAGCAAACCGAACAATAACCTTGTTGAAATTGTTGAGGTTACAGATGTTCATAATCCACTTGACACGAATGGGGTTATTGCAACTTTGAACGCCGTTCTTGGTGTATGGTCATTATCGGATGCAGCGAATGTTGCAGGGGTTACACCTGATGATCTGATTCGTGAAGCACAAGCATGGGCAGTAGCACAACAAGGAGATAACTAATGTTTGAAACCCCGAATGGTGCGTTCCCTAACTATGTTGAGGAACAAACAGAAACCCGTCAGCAGTACATTGACAGGATTTTTGGTCAATGGTTGGAATGGGCTGAAGGCTCAACACAGCAAACAGCCAAACTGTTACACTAGGAGGCACTATGGCAGGCGCAGGCGCAAAACTCTTTACATCTGGGGCTGTACTTACAGCAGCACAGGTCAACACATATTTGATGGATCAGAGCGTGATGGTTTTCGCAACCACAACAGCCCGTGATGCAGCGTTCGGTGGTGCAGGTGAAACGGTGCTTGCTGAGGGAATGTATGCGTTCACATCTGACACAAACACGCTTTGGTTTTATACGGGTTCAGCGTGGGAATCTGCTGGTGCAACAACACAAGCATTGACTTTGAACGCACAAACAGGAACAACATATACGCTTGTGTTGGCTGATGCAGGGAAGTTTGTTACACAATCAAACGCTTCAGGGATCACAACAACTATTCCACCTAACTCATCTGTTGCGTTTCCGATTGGTACACAGGTGAACTTGTTGCAGTTGGGTGCAGGTCAGGTGACTGTGGCTGCTGGTGCTGGTGTGACGATTCGTTCTCAGGGTTCGAAGTTGAAGTTGTTTGGTCAGTATGCGACTGCTACTTGTGTCAAGATCGCTACTGATGAATGGGTGCTTTTAGGTAATACGGCAGCCTGATTATGCAAATGTTGGCTGGAGTGGGTGCAGGTAGTGTGTCGTTGGAGTTCATGGTTGTTGGCTCTGGTGGTGGTGGCGCAGGTGGATTTCAAGTTGGTGGAACACTGGTGAACTCTGCTGGTGGTGGTGGTGGTGGTATCAGTATCACGGCTGCACCGATTGCAGCATTGACGGGAACTTACACAATCACTATC